GGTAAGACTAAATCAATGGAAATAATGAACAAATATTCAGAGATTGATGATGTTAAATATTATTTAAATGGTAAATCCAGGCCTTTTAAATTTTATATTTTTAATAGTCGCGATATCTGTGAAGATTTTGCAACTAATGGATATGATGGCCTTTTAAAATATTGCAATTACTCGACTATTTGCATTGACGATTTAGGAACAGAAAATCAGAATGTCCAGTACTTTGGTACGAAAGTAAATGTGATTGAAGAAATTATAGAAGAAAGATACCGGAAAAAATTGTTAACACATTTTACGAGTAATTTTAAAAAAGAAAAAATCAATGAAATATATGGATCACGTGTTAATTCAAGAATTCTTGGGACAACGAATATTCATATTTTAGATGGTGAAGATTTTAGATTATTTAAATAACAGAACCAAGACGAGATGAACCGTTTTAGTTAAAATCTATACATGTTTTTAAAATATGTATAGAAAACTAAAAAAATCCGGGCGAAAAAGTGTTCCAACGCTCCAACGCTCCAACAGACTTAAAAATAAGAGGTATAATAATGATAATATATAGTTAATAATCAATAATATATATAATATGAATTTATTTTATTTTTTGTTGGAACATGGTTGGATTTTGTTGGAACACCAATTTTAAGATTTTTTTGTTGGAGCAGAAAAAAGCTGTTCCAACTATATAAAATTTTACAACTATAATAAAATGAGTTCTTTAAATTTTTGTTGGAGCGTTGGAACGTTGGAACAGAAAAATAGGATCCAGTAAAATAAAAATTGATTTTTTGAATATTTATACAGTATGCATAAATAATACGAGTTATTTAATTAAAAACAGCAATTATGAAATTAGAATTAGACCAATCAACAGCACGGAAACTTTTTCCTGATGTACCAGGATGGTTTCAGAAAGTATTAACCGAAACATTTGGCGAAAAGGCTTTCAAGAAAAAAGATTTCAGAGATATCAAAACATTTGAAGATGCTTGCGAGGAACTCGGCATTGATCCTGATGATGTTTATCACAGTGATGATACAGTTGACGAGAACTCTTACAAAAAATTAAAGGTAATTGTAAAAGCAATTAATCAAGGTTGGAATCCTGATTGGGACAATACAGATCAAAAAAAATGGTGGTCCTGGTTCCGTCTGTCGTCCGGGTTCGGGTTCGATGGTTCGGGTTACGACTACGGTTGTACGGATACGCTTGTCGGCTCTCGCCTTTGCTTTGAAACAAAAGAAAAATCAGATTATGCAGCACAACAATTTATTGATTTATATAAATCATTTTTAAAATAATATAGTATGGCAACAAAAGGTAAAAAATTAGCAAAAAGCAAAGAAGTGTTTGATTTTAGAACAATCAAAACATTTGAAGATGCTTGTAAAAAGTTGGGTATTGATCCTGCAAAATTACCAGGAGAAAATATACCTAAAGAATTTAGTAAACCAACGGTATCAGCCTATAAATTGATGGTGATTTATAAAGCCATCAATAACGGATGGAAGCCTGATTGGAGTGACCACAATCAATGCAAGTACTATCCTTGGCACGGGGTTCTGTCGTCCGGGTTCGGGTTCGATGTTTCGGATTACTACTACGCTTATACGGTTGCGAGTGTCGGCTCTCGCCTTTGCACTGATACATCAGAAAAGGCATTATATATAGCCAATCAATTTGAGGCTGAATATAAAGAGTTCTTTCTTTATTCTGAATAGATAAAACAGGTTGTATGCTGTTGTGCTGTCGGTTCTGTCGTCCGGGTTCGGGTTCGATGCTTCGGCTTGCTACTGCGATTTTGCGGGTACGCTTGTCGGCTCTCGCCTTTGCTTTGAAACAAAAGAAAAATCAGATTATGCAGCACAACAATTTATTGATTTATATAAATCATTTTTAAAATAATATAGTATGGCAGGTGGATATGATTTGTACGGAACTTATTATCCGAACATAAACGATGCGATAAACGCTGAAATGTCGCAATGTAATGAAATAGATAATCGTTTTAATCAAAAGAAAATAAACGAATTGGAAAGGAAATTACATGAACAGCAACGACCTTCAAATGAAGAAGAAATTCATCATTTATGGGGCAAAATTCAAGAACTCGAAGAACGTATTGCAATTTTGGAAGGGCGGTCTTAGCATTGCCCATAACGTATTTGGGCTTTGCGTAGTAGCCCTTAGTAGAAACTTAAAATTAACCACGACACTTGATAGGGCTATTACGCAAAGCCCTTGTTATGTGCCGTTTTTATTCAGATTATGACAACGAAAGAAAAAGTAATAAACCAAAGCATTGAGCAAGTCGAAAAGCGATTGAAAGAAATCAATTTTATACTTGAAGCCAATCCATTAAGTGAGATTTGTAAAATTAGACAAGAAGCACAAAAATTGCTCGATGAAAATAAAACAGTAGAGCAAAGAACAAGCGATGACTTTATATCAAAAATAGAAGTCTTGTCTAAAAGAGAAAAAGAGCAATTTTCTTTAGCTGAAAAGTCAAAAGACAGTATAAAATTGATTGATGAAAAAGTCAAACTTGAATTTGAATTATCAGACTTGCGAAATGAATTGTATTGCATTGAACGTAGGAAGGTGTCCTAAAATGGCACATAACGGCTACAGGTATGGTGTCGTGCCGTATAAAATGAACTAAAATATCAATTATGCAGACAGATAATAAAGAACCGAAACTTTTTGAATTACCCGAACAGCAGGCATGCACTATACCTGATGTTAGCAAACGTTTAAGAGCGTTGGAAAAACGGGTATTTCTATGGGGTGCTGAAAGTGAAGCCGATAAAAATTACTTCAAACAGCGAATTACTAACTGGTGTAAAGAACCTGAATACACTATTAGCCTGATTAAATTAAGTTGGGAAATGACCTGGGAGCGAAATAATGAAGGTAGAACATGTAAATACTTATACTTCAATGAGCGTTCCCAAAGGCTTTACTTAGATAATGATTTCTTCGAGTGGGTAAAACTGATTACCGGAGAGATTGAACGTGCGTTGGCAAATGTTTGATAACTACCTGCTAAGAATTTTAACCGTATAACAAATTATTATAAATGTCTAAAGCACTGTTAAGTAAGGCATATCCGGTAAGGCTCAATTTAAGAGTTGAAAAAGCCTGGAATTATCTTAAATTGCATAAATTAAATCCGGCTTACTATTTGCGTGAAGGCGGTGAAAAAGAAATTATTAGAAAAGCTAATGAATTTTATTTTGAACGAAAAAACAAAGAAAAATGTCCATTTTAGAAGAAAAAATAGAGAAGATAATCGAAGATTCGCCATCATTATCGCTGATTTTCGGTGATCTGATGATATATGATTATTGCCAGAATTAAATACCTTTTATTCTTTTAACTAAAAAACGACGTATTTTAAAGATGTATTTTGACGAACGTACGATTTTCGTTGACGAATGACTTGCAAAAGTACTCATTGGTGTAGTATCTTTGATACATGTTTAACAATTAAAACTTACGACAATGAAAACTTACTTTGTGACAACCTCGGAAGGCTACATTAAGACAGAAAACGCAAACGAAGCCATTGAAATTTTAAAAGAGACTGAAAACGCAATTGAAGCGGTAGAAGTAGAGCATGAAGATGATATCTACAGTACAGAACGTACAATTTTAGCAAAAAAATAAATTATGAAACATTTCCTAAAGTAAAGCGCAATAGAAGATTAACTGATGAGGCTTAAATAGCCGAGACCCCGCGAGGGGTCTTAATCAAAAAAACTTCGCAAAATGAAACATTTAGAAATATACTTAGAAAGCTTAACTTTAGAAAGCTTATGCAACCAAAGCCCTGCTGATTATCCTTATGAAATGATATTAAAGGCAGGCATAAGTAAGAGACAAATCATTGATGCAATGTTAACAAAGCAGAGTCGATATTTATTGAATAGATACTAAAATCCTGCCAATCAACCTGCGAAGTTTTAAGGCAGGGTTTGCCCGAAGTTGAAAAAGCCTTCGGGTTTTGGCAGTGAAAAACGAAATGTTTAACTTAAATTTGCAGGTCATGAAAACAATAGAATTAAAATCAGAAATTGAAAACAACTTAGTTAATTACTATGCAAATTCAATTACTTCAAGTGATTTTGTGAGTAATCACATAAGAAAATTCATTTCTATCGACGAAGAAAAAGAAGAAAAAATATGTGATGTTCTTGCACAGAGTCAAATTGGATGGAATAACATCGAATGCGATGTTGAAGGTGCAACCAAAGAGCAAGATGCAAAAATGGATGAATACTTAGAAAAAGTAGCATCTGAAATATTAGAAATTTGCTAATAACCTGCCAGACCTGCAAATCATAGCAGGTTATCGCCCCGCATATCGAAAGGTTGCGGGGCTGCGGCAGTAGAAAACGAAATATCATGAAAAATTTATCTAAAAAAGAATTAAAAGCTCTAAGCGTCGAGATAAATGAAGTTGGTGGATTTACGCTTTGGGCTTTTGAAAAAAAAATAATAAATGGTAAAAAACATAAAATTAGGCATTGGCTTATTGATGGTAGCTGCGTGACGGAAGATGCATCTATACGTATTTCAAATTCTAATGGTTATAAAATAAATGCCATTTATGATGAATCTGAGAATTTAATAAAGTTGGTTAAGCAGTAGAAGGTAAATAAAATGTACAACGAAATTTAAATTATGAAAGCAAAATCAATCATATGTCGTTATATTTATAAGATTCATCGGCACGTATACGATCATCAATATCGGCAGAATTATAAAATAACATATAAAGACAGGCCTATCCTGCTTTGGTATTCGTTTTTATTTTTGTTGATACCAAATTTTAGAGATTATTTAAATAAAAATTATGAAAGCACGACTAGACAAGATCGAATCTGATCTAATAAGACAGATCGAGAAAACGAATCAAAGAATATCATTATCAAATAATGTTCGATTATTAGGCAATAAGCTGATTGAAAAGAATAACCAATATTTACACAAGATATGAAATCAACAACGATATTAATTTTAAAAATAATGGCTATTATAATTGGGGCATTATTTATTTTCAGCGCAATAATCTTAGGTGGTATTAAGCTGATCGCAGTAGTATGCGCATTAATAGCAGTAGTAATAGGGTCTATAGTTCTTTTTGAAAAGCCTAAAGAATTCGAAGTATTCGATAAAGATTTTGTGAAAATAGATTCGCATAAGGCCAAATTTCTAAATGAAGAGTTTAATAAGCTCTCCGGCGAAGACCAGGATAAGGTAGAAAAACTTTTGAATGAAGATATTACCGAAAGTATTATGAACGCCATGGACAGGCATACTGTAGATTATTGCAGAAGATTAGATAAACTTTAAAATAAATAAACAATGAATATAACCGAAAAACAAATATTACTTAATTTTGTAAATTGGAACAACAAAGAATATCCTAAAAATTATATTCCAAATTCAAGGATAGGAATATTCCTAATGCAAAAACTAGAATCGGATATAGAAATAATTGATTTTAATTTTACTAAGCCATAAGTAATCATAAATGAAAACAGCATTAACCATATTAACTATATTGATTAGCCTATCATCTTTTTCTGCTCCAAATCAGTACAAGAAACCACTATTTGAGATAAAGAAAAAAGAGTTGCCCAGAGAGATCATCCAGGCAATTTCATTAGTTGGTGTTGTTTATGGCGGCTGGACAATACACAAAGGCATAGAATCTAACAGCCCAAAGCAGGTCAGCAACGGACAAAAGATATTGTTCCCATCGTTCGCTGTAAGTGTTACAATAGATATTTTTAAAGCTAAAAAGAAAAAATAAGATGACTTGCATAGTTGGAATGATAGATAATAAAACTAAAAAAGTTATAATCGGAGGTGATTCATCTAGTACTTCTGATTCTAATATTTTTATAAGAAAAGACCCAAAGGTTTTTAAAAATAATGATTTTATATTTGGATGCACTACGTCTTATCGAATGATTCAATTATTAAGATTTTCATTTATTCCACCTGAAAAGATTGAAGCAAAAGGCATATATGAATATATGTGTACCGATTTTATAAATGCGGTTCGAAATTGTTACAAAGATGGTGGTTTTTTGCAAAAATTTGATAATGGAGATGAAAGAGGCGGGCATTTTTTAGTTGGATATAAAGATAGACTTTTTAAAATTGAAGAAGATTTTCAGGTAGCAGAAAATTTAAATGGGATTGATGCTTGTGGCTGTGGAGCAGATTTTGCGCTAGGCGCCATATCATCATTATCTAAATATAAATTGTCAACAAAACAAAAAATCATAACATCTTTAGAGGCGGCTGAATTTTTATCACCCATGGTTTGTCGACCATTTATTATAATTAGCACATAAATAACATGGAAAACACCTGTAAAAATTGTAGATTTGTAGAAGAGGTATGTTATCTGAACTTGGAAGCAATGAATGGAGATAAAAAAATTCAAAAAGTAGTTAACAAATTCTTGGCAGAGCTTGAAAATAAAAAGATAGACTACATTATTGATTTAGAAAATGATCATATGCATAAAAGGATAATAATTGAAATACCGTTTTAATTATGGCAGCACCTAAAGATACAGTACCACAAATCAAATTTGATAAGCGTAATTATCGTAAACATTCAGATAAGAATAAGAAGATCATAAAAAAGTCTTTGGATGAATTTGGGGCCGGCAGATCAATCCTTATAGATCCCGAAAATGAAATAATCGCAGGAAATGGAGTCACTGAAGCATGGGGAAATAAACCAATAAGAATAATCGAAACAGACGGTAAAGAACTTATAGCAATAAAAAGAACCGATCTCAAGACTAAAGATAAGAAGCGTAAAGAATTAGCCCTGATTGACAATCATGCGAGTGATACATCTGAATTCGATAATGATTTGATTCAGGAGGATTTCAATAAGGATTTGTTAGAAGATTGGGATATTGAAATTAATGAACCTCCAAAAAAAGTAAAGCAAGAATTAAAGGCTTATAAAAAGCATCACATACTTATTTCATATCCTCCGCAACTTCATGCGGAAATAATTTCATTAATTGAAGATATTTGTAATATTGATGACGAAATAGAACTCGAATCTGGCTCAAATTGAAAACTGATAATTCATATTTAAAGGAGAAGGTCTTATTAAGACTCGAAACCATTGATTTAATACCTAAAAAATCAATTAAAGTATTAGAATGTTATTCCGGTGAAGGCATTATATGGAGAGAGGTAAAAAAGGCCTCTAAAAAGCAAATATCAATAATGCAAATAGAAAAGCAAAAAGGCAAGAACAGATTTGCTATCTGTGGTGATAATCTTAAAGTAATGAAATCGCTTGATTTAAACGTTTTTGATATCATAGACTTAGATGCCTATGGAATACCTTACGAACAGCTAAAAATTATATTTCAAAATAAGTTTAAAGGTATAGTTCACGTTACTGCGATTCAGTCAGGAATGGGTAAGCTCCCAAATGGTTTAATAAAAGAGCTAGGCTATTCTGAAAGAATGATTAAAAATATTCCTACATTATTTAATCGAAATGGACTTGATAAATTGAAAAATTATTTATATATTTATGGTGTTCAATATATTGAAGGATATTTTATAGATAAAAAAAATTACTTTTATTTTAAAACTTAAAATTATGAAAATCTACGAACCAACAGGCCGGGCTAGAGAATATAGTCCATTAGCTCTGAATTATTTTAAAGGATGCGACCACGGCTGCCTTTATTGTTATGTCCCAAACATGCTTGGACGTTTTAATTCTAATTACAATCATTCAGAAGTCATTAATCCAACTGACTTTAAGGAGTTAGAACAATCAGCTAGTAAGATGCGTGATTGTGGAAAACAAATACTTCTTTCATTTACCGGTGACCCATACTGCAATGCTGAAAGTGGCGAAACTAGGAAGGTATTAGAAATATTAAATTTCTATGGCCATAAGGTTGCTATATTGACTAAGCAGCCTATGAAAGCCTTAAAGGATATTGTTATCTTTAAAAAGTTTGGGGATCGCTTTAAGATAGGAAGCACTATTACTTTTGATAATGATACTGATTCTGAAAAATGGGAGAAAGGGGCATCTTCGCCAGACGATCGTATTAATGGATTAGAAATATTTGCTAAAGAAGGCATAAAGACTTGGGCAAGTTTTGAACCTGTAATTATTCCTGAACAATCATTGAATCAATTGAAAAAGGTAGTTAACTTTATTGATCATGTAAAAATTGGTAAAATAAACAACTACAAAGGCATTGACAAACAAATTGATTGGGCTAAATTTATATTTGACTCAGTACGTATATTGAGAGAATCGAATATGAACGGTCGGTTTTATATAAAGAAAGATTTACTGATCCATAATACTGGCGTTTATTTGTCTGGCAATGAAACAAATGAGGATTATTTAAATTTGTAGTATATTTGTACGGGAATACAACGGATAAACAACGTGGCGAATAAGGATAATTTAAAAGATAAGGGGTTTGATAAAAGACCTGAAAATATCAACAGGAAGGGCCGGCCAAAACCAGTTCTTATGTCCGTAATGGAGTACCTTGAAAAAGAATATGGGAAACCAATTCCCAAGGCTGAGAGCATCCGACTATTAGAATATATCGAAACACTTCCTATCGTTAAGCTTTCTGAATTTGTTAAAGACCAGAAGTTGCCGGCTATAGTCCAGGCCTATGGAAGATTATTATTGACAGGCGATCAGAAAGACATGAGAAGGGTAAGTGCTGCTGAACTAATTAAGGATCGGGTTCACGGTAGGCCTAAGCAATCAGTTGAACATTCAGGTGAAATAATTACGCAATTAACTCCAAAAGAGCGAGAAGATCGGATAAAAGAACTTCAAAAAAAATTGAATGATAAAAGATAATGAGCTTATAGAACTTGAAAATCTTTTATTACAAAGAGACATAGAAAAGGCCAAAATACATTTTTGGTCTTTTTGTCAATTATTAGAACCGCAATTCTACAAAGACTCAAGACCTCACTTAAGAACTCTTTGCGATACATTAGAGGCGTTTCATTACAATCAATTAAAAAATAGTGATGGGAATATTGTAAGCAAGTTAATGATCAGAATGCCGCCGCAATTTGGTAAAAGCCGCACTCTTGTTAATTTTACTAAATGGTCATTGGGTCGTAATAATGAAGAAAGAATAATCACGGCTAGTAGATCGGATTCATTAGCTGCTGATTTTGCAAGATATACACGTGATGGAATAAGTGAGGTAAAAAATATTAAAAGTCAGATTGTCTTTAGCGATATATTTCCAAACACAAAGATAAAACAAGGTGATGGAAGTGTCCAAAAGTGGGCATTAGAAGGGCAGCATTTTAATTATCTGGGCGTTGGGGTAAGTGGTGGAGTAACTGGTAAAGGGGCAACATTAAGAATTATAGACGACATAGTAAAGGATGCAGAGACAGCATTAAATGATAACGCATTAAATAAAATATGGGTTTGGTTATCTGGGACATTTTCAAGTAGAAATTCAGCAGAAGAAGGAGAAGTAAAAGAAATATTCTGTGCAACACTTTGGGGTGAAAATGATCCACAGGCTATTCTAGAAAAAACTGAACTAGGTGAATGGTATATATTGTCAATGCCTATATATGATGCATCTAAAGATAAAATGTTATGTTCGGATTTTATGAACAAGAAACAGTTCTTGAAATTAAAACATAGGATGGAGATTGACAGCAGGACAAAGATGATATTTAATGCTAACTATCTTTGTGAAGCTTTATCAGATGACGAGACAAAAGTATTTCCAGTCAGTTCATTGAAGCGCTACAAAGATTTTCCTGAGAATGTAGAGTATTTTACTATTGCGTTTGCTGATACAGCTGATCAGGGCGATAACTATTTTGCAATGCCTATAGCACGTGTATATGGATCGCGTGTATATGTATTTGATGCTATACATGATCAAGATAATCTAACTATCCAGGAAGGTCAAGTAATTGATAAAATAAAGACTAATGGAATAAAGGAATTTGTGATTGAAACTAATAGTTTTGGCGCTTATTTTAAGAGACGAATAAGCGAAATAATGCCGGATTTATATATATTTGGGCAACCAGCCAAAACTAATAAGATGGGTAGAATCCTGGCTAATGCAGGGTTGATTAAATATCACTTTTATTTCCCTGAAAATCCTAACCCAGTCCTGCAAAAAGGCATGAATCAAATGTGTAAATTAATGAAAACTTCCACTAAAGAGGATGATTTTGCAGACGCAATGTCTGGTTTATCTGCATACTTAGAAAAGTTTTATAATTGTTTTATTGAAAGTTAGTATCCATTTATAGTTCTTAGCCCTCTATGTTCTGCCTCTTTATTTATAAGCTGTCCAACGAAATCAGAAAAACTTAGTCCGTCTCTCATCGCCATCTTTCTGCCTAAATCTATTTGTTCTTTTGTCAGGCAATTGTTGTGTTGAAATTTTGTTACTGCCATTTAGTTTCGTATTTATCACATTCAACAATAATGCAAGAATTACCAATATAAGTATTTACTGTTAATGGAGCGGCTCCAAAATTACTAGATAAACACATACTACTTCCATGTTTGCATGAATTACATAAAGGGATTAATTCTTCTTTAAAAGAACTAGCAAGCCTAGCTAATTCTATACCGGCTAAGATAGGCTCATTTATTTTACCTATCTCATACCCTTTTATTAAAATGTCTGTCCTTGTCATATTATTTATATTAGTGTCCATGATTTCTTGACATAAGATTTCCTTTGCTAAAGTATCTAATATCACTTATTTTTCTTGAAATAGCTTCAGCCTTCTTTCTTGACTTAATCCTATTCTTATTTATGCAATAGGATTTAACTGAATGCTCTTCATGTAATGATTTTGCTAAACTTAATTTAGCGGCATGCTCTGCTAATTGATTAGCAAAAATTTTATTACTGCCTGGTTTTGTTATTCTATATTCAGCTTTAATCTTTAAGATTGTATTTAATATTTCTTCTATAAAAGATATTCCATCAAAATAATAATACACCCATAGAAGATAACCAACGTTATTCGTATTTATTATTTGCTGCACAGATTTATTATTATGTTTTCCAAACCATAATACACTTTTAAATGTTAATATTCTAAGTTTTATTGTATCCATTTTTTCGCTAAGTTAAAAATAAAAGGTTGATTTTATTATATAATTTATAAACAGGAATTATATAATAATTATATCAGTTTAAAAATCACTACTTTATAGCGTTAATAATAATTACATTTGCCTTACTTTAATAAAGTAAATGGCAAACACATTTTGGAATTTTGTTTCTGAATTCTCTTCAAAACGCGCTGGAATATCGCGCTCCAATATTACTGCCTCAAATTATCAATACTTAGTCGACAAGCCTGCCTGGCTTTCTTTAAATAAACCTTCTCAATATCGCGAAGCTGTTGCAAGTAATCCAATATTATACGGATGTATTTCGATTATTGCTAAAGCTGTTTCAAATGGCCAAAAATATTTAGTTGATTTAAATGGAAAAGAAATTCCATGGACATCGAAGATGAAAGGCGTACAGAATGCACGTAAATTATTTATTGAGCGTCCCAATCCTATTCAGTCATCATTTGAATTTAATTATGAACGTATGTTTATGTTCTACACATACGGAAATAATTATGTTTATCTCAACAATCCTTTAGAAAGCTTCGAGACTGATATTACGAATATCCAAACTATGTTTAGTTTGCCGTCTGAGTTTGTACAGATAAAACAAACCGGTAAACTCTATGATCAAACTACACTTGACGGGATTATAGAGAAATATATTTTAACCTGTTATAATCCAGTACGTGAATATTCAGTTAAAAACATTATTCATTTCAATGATATAAATGTTTCAAATATTGGTAATTCAATCATTGGATCATCACGTCTTGAGAATCTAAAGTATCCGATTACAAATACTCAGCTTGCATTTGAAGCGATGAATGTGCTTTTAAAATCGCGGGGCATGCAAGGAATTATAAAAAACTCATCTAAAGATGCTCAAGGTACACAGATACCAGTACACTCTACGATTAAAGAAGAGGTAGATAAAAAATTTAAGGAAGGATATGGAGTTTTAGAAAATCAAAATCAATTCTTAATTGTAAACGCTGATATTGAGTATATCAAAACTATAATGAACTCAGATGAGCTAGGTATATACAATGAGATGTCAAACAATGCACAAATAATTTGTAACGGTTTTGGTTTGCCTCAAGAAATGTATAAGGTGGTTATCTCAGGAGCTACTTATGAAAACCAAGTAGTTGGTGAAAGAAAGATGTATCAGGGAACTATTATTCCTATTGTTAATAATGAGGATGCATATTGGACTGATCGTTTACAGATGCGAAAATATGGGTTTGAGCTTAAAACAAGTTTTGAACATATTGCCGCTCTACAAGAAAACTATAAGGACTTAGCTACTTCATTAACGTATAATGTCAATTCAGCTAATAAAGCATATACCGACAATGTAATAACATGGAATCAATATCTTGAAATGATAGGTTTGGAGCCAGTTAACGGAGGCGATGTTTATAAGTGGGAAAGAAAATTAACAGTTGAACCAATTGCAGAACCAATATCAACACTATGAAACCAACTAAAGAAGAAATAAAAAAGCTAAAAGAGTTGAAGAAAAAACAACTTGACGATAAAGAACTGATAAAAAAATAGTCATGGAAATCTATAACGGAAAAGAATTTCAAACACGCAAAGAAATGTTTGATTTCATTGTAAAAAATAAACCTGAAATAATTGCACAAAAGAAAGCAGTTAAAAAAACTGTTGATTGTGGCGTTATAGTTCATCCAACATTTGTACGTGAAAATAATGAACTTAAAAATAAAGCTTTATCAGATGACCCTAAAATTAATATTGACTTATTAAAACAATTAAGAGCTATTGTTCTTATTAATACTACAAACTATTTTGATAAACATAGAGACGTTCACATTCCTGGTATATGGGACAAAAGTTTGCGTGAGAATAAATTTATTATGCATGTCCAAGAACATGACTCAAGTGATTTTGAAAAAATTATTTCAAGCGGTAAGGACTTAAAAGCATATGTAAAAAAATATACGTGGGCAGAATTAGGCTACTCATATGAAGGTGAAACAGAAGGTCTAACATTTGATTCATTGATTAGAAAAGAGCGTAATGAATTTATGTTAAAGCAATATGCCTATGGGTGGGTAGTGAATCACTCTGTTGGCATGTATTATGTAAAGATGGATTATGCTTTTAATGATGAATCATATCCAAATGAGTATGAGGCATGGAAAAAATACTATCCTCAAATAGCAAATAAAACTGATGTTGATGAATATGGCATGTTTTGTTATGTATTAGAAGCTAAATGTATCGAAGGGTCAGCTGTTCCATTAGGAAGTAATTCAGCAACACCAACATTAATTACAGAAGGTTGTAAACCAGATGAACATAAAAATGAGCCGCCACAAGGCACTCAAATAAAAATAGAGCCGGACTTGTCCACTCAAAAAGGAATTGATTATAAATTATTAATAAAAAATTTAACAATTAAATAAGATGACAGAACAAGAACAATTACTTCTTGAAGAAGTAAATAAAAAAGCTACCGAAGCCGTAGCGAGCTTCAAGGCTGAGTTTAAAGAAATTGCTACAAAAGCTGCTGAAGGTAAAATGTCAAAAGCTGATGTTGATAAAGAACTCGATGCCTTTTCAGAAAAAATGAAAGGCTTAAACGAAATTGAATTAAAAGCTTTGAGCGATCAAATGACTTTAATTACAAATGAATTAACTCTTGCAAAGGCTGAATTAAAAGCCATGAAAGAAATTCCTGTATTAACTAAGTCTGAAAAGACTGGAATGGGAACACTGCTTCGCAAATCTCTTGAAAAAGAAGGTTTATTGGAAGAAATCGTTATTGATCCTATTACAGGTAAGAAAGCAATTACTGTAAAAAATTGGGATAAAAATAGCCTGAAGATACAGACTAAGGCAGCTATCGACATGACGACTGAATTAACCCAGCTTCCCGGATCAACACCTGGTACTTCGATTGGTTATTTGACCGATTATAAAATGAAAGATGTTGAGATTAATCTCAACAAAGATCAGCATGTGGTTACATTTCTGCCTACCGATCCTATCACTGGTGAGTTTATGGGTGTATTGGTTGAGCATACTTATTTTGATGGCGCTGCCGTTACAACTGAAGGTAATTCACCTGTTGCATCTTCAATAAAATTCAAAACAGTTGAGTTTAAGGTTTTGGATTATTCCGCAAAAGTACGTGTTCATAAAAACATGTTGAAAGATGTGCCACGTCTTGAAAGCAAGCTTAACAGGATTATTCCTGATTCAATACTTGGTGCTTTAGATTCAGCAGTATTTTCAACAACTGGTGATAATTCTGCAACAGCATGGGGCATGTATTATGCAGGAAATTATACCGCTTTTGCTTATACCGCTGCTTTAGGCGACAAAGTAAAAGATGCTACTATTATCAATTTGATCGGTAAGATGGTATTACAGGCAGAACTTGACAACCAAGATGTTAATACAGTAATATTACATCCTTCAAATTTGAATGGACTCCGTCATGAAAAAGATGCTTTAGGTAATTCGATTTCTGACAGAAATATTGTATTCAACAATAATGGCCAAGTAGTTTCTATTTGGGGCTTAAATGTAAAATTAAGCAAAAAACAATCTGTTGATTATGTAACCGTAATGTGGGATCAAGCTGCTGAAATAGGTATTTTGGAAGATGTATCTTTTGAAATTGGAACCGATGGTGATGATTTTTCAAAAGGATTTAGAACCATCATCTTCACTATGAGAGCTGCTTTTGGTGTAAGTAAACCTGGAGCAATCATATTTTCAAACGCTTTAGCTACTGATCTTGCATCTATAACTGTTGTTTAATATGAAAAAATTAATCATATTATTATCGTTTATATTGGTAGCCAGTATAGCGATGGCGACAAATGTCATAAAGACAGGAGTCATTAAAACAGGTACTACTGCACTAAGCAGAGATTTTACGTTTACTGCTGCTGACACTTTAGATGCAAATGATACTATTACTATCATGATTACAAATAATCAGAGATATTTGCAACATGTAACATTTACAACTGCATTAGTACAGGTTACAGTAACTCCATCTGTTGTTATTACAGCTTACGGAAGAGTAACAGAAACTAGTGCATGGGTAGCAATAGGCTCTGCTATTACGTGGACATCTACAAGTAATAATGGTAGTATAACAAGTGTCACGCCTGCAAATTATAATGATTATAAAATTGAATTTGTTGCAAGTTCCGCAAGTCAGAAAAGTAAGATAACGGTATTTGAGGCGAAGACAGCTAATTGTTATGATATACCTGCAAATTCAGGAACATTAACAGTAAGTAGAGCTGACGCTGGAACTGTAACAATTCAAACTGCTGATGACAATGATAATGCCGCTGCTGTATATCGCGCAGGTGGAACAGGTGCTTTAACTTTAGGTGCTGCAACAGGGACAACTGCAATTACTTCAAGTGATTGGGCTATTAGCGCAACAGGTATTCAAACCGGAATGGGTGCAGCTACATTTGACGGAGTAATTACAGCTACCGGAGGCATTGCATTAACAACTCAACCCTCGTGTTATTGGGCTGCGAGTGGCCAACCTGTAGCCGTTGCTACTGGTACAGATGTAGCATGTGCAAATGGTGCGCGATTTTGGGTATCAATAAATATACCTTATAACTCAACAATAACTGGTTTGTCGTATTTAGTCGGTTCCGTTGGTGGCACTGATTCAGTAGTTATTCAATTGTGCAATTCAGCAGGCGCTCAAGTTGCTACAACAAGGGCTGTTGGTGGTGCTGCTGCATTAGTTGGGACTGCTGCACAAATGCAATCGGTAGCACTTACAACTCCTTACGCTGCTGTTGCTGGAAGATATTATGCAGTTGTCCAATTTAATGGAACTACAGCAAAATTTAGAGCAGCATTAATACCTGGGAGTAAATTCGTGGCTAATACAGCAGCAGGAACATGGGGAACTAAGGCTGATATTACACCGGGTACTACATTTGTAGCAGACAAAGCACCATTTATATGTACATATTAATATGAAGGCACAATTCAAATCAGGTAAAATAATTTCAGGAAGATTGGCTGAGATATTCACGGCAAAAGGTATCACAAAAGAAATTCCTGAAGATGTTGAAGTTAATGCAGAACCTGCAAAGAAAACAGCAAGTAAAAAAGGTAGACCTGCAAAGAAAACAGCAAGTAAAAAAGGTAGACCTGCAAAGAAAAAGGAATAATGGGAATAGTAAGCGCAACATATTTTAAGGCTCCGATAGATATTGATTATTCAAAAGCTACAACTGTTGAAAAGATTGGATATTATTCGGATTATTGTGAGGACTTTTATTTAAAAAAGCTTTTAGGCAACAATGAATATTATAAATATGTTACCGACAAAGCATTAACTGAAGATCATGATCCAAAATATGTTGCGCTTCTTGCCTCATCAACGTTTGAATATTCAGGAGTTACATATAAGAATGACATATTACAAATGTTAGCTTACTTTATGTATCCTGAAATAGTTTCAGATTCTCAAGGGTTCAATACATCTTTGGGTGAAATGTCTGCAAATGTTGATAATTCAAAAAGTATAATCCCAATTGCCAAGATCATAAGATCATTTAATTTGGGGATTGAATTATATAATTGTGCTGAATTATACCTATCTGTTCATGTTGCTGATTTTCCAGATTATGAAACTGCTTGCATAAAGAGTATTAATTCTTTTGGGATATGAAAAGATTGCCAGATTATATCAAAGATTGCACAACCGGAATAAGCACGGTCGCTAGTCCAGTATACTTTCTATTTGGTAATTGGGTCGAATTGTGTCAAGATTTAAAAGATAAATCTGAATCTAAAACATATCAAAACCTACGTTATCCTTTAGTTTTTCTTCACAACGATTATCAGGAAACTATAAATGATTTTGAAACGAAGGCAATAGTTAATGAAGCAAAGATTTATATTATTTGTCAATCTTACATTGCTGGGTCATCTACTAAGCCTGAAAATTATACAACACAACAGCGCTTAGATAGTATTTATAAGCTTATTCTTGAGCCTATTTATGAAGATTTTTTAGCTTACATGAAACTAGGGGCAATCTTTGTAAAAGAAATGAATAAAATAAAACATAAAAGAAAGGATTTATACAGGCTTTACGTTGGCGACAAGATGAACAGATTACCTGATAGTCTTGACGCAATTGAATTAACATTTAATGATTTAACTTATTACTTAAAAAAATATTAAAATGAGTGGATATTTATTAAACGATCAAAACTTGGTAGGTCAAACCGGAAGCAATCAGTTAAGCGAAAATACACTGACTGCACCTGCAAGACTTATTTTAGTCCCTCGCGGTAGCTTTATTGATACCGAAGCCAATGCAAGGCTATTGGCAACATGGGTGACTAAATGTAAGGCCGTAGAGGCTTCCAGATTTAAACCTATAAAGATAGCTGACATGACAGCGCCTACAGATATTGAAGGCACTGTAAAAGAACGCCCTTTCTTGGGTGGAAAACAAATGTTTTTAGGAAAAACATCCTTTACTTATGATGTTGATGCTACTTATTACTATTCGAAAGAGCTTGCAAAACTTAATGGCTATGCATGGGATGCATATATAGTTGATGCAAATGGTAATATTCTAGGAATTTCAACTAACGGAGTAAAATTTGAGCCTAGAAAAATTCTAACACTTCAGGTATTACCACCAAAAACGGCAGCACCCGGGGAAAATGTAGTTACTCAAATAAGTGTTATTTTTGGGGATACTCAACAATGGCAAACTAATATGGTAGCCATTAATCCAGAGCCTACATGGTCTGCCTTGACTGATATTGATGGCGTGCATAATATTGATCTTGCTGCATCAGGAAACTGGTCTGCAACAGGTGGAGTATTTACTGCATCTTATTCAGATTCAGGAAGACCAGTTAGTGGCCTTGTTGCTGCTGATTTTACAATTGACGGTAAGGTAATTTCAAGTGTAACTGAAAGCACAACCGTTCCAGGAACATATACTTTAGTTGGAATTTCACTTGTAACTCTTGGAGTACTTAATTTAGTGGCATGTTCAGCAGTAGGCTTAACGACTGTCAATATTGAATGCTTAACGGGTGCAACATTTACAATACCTGCATAATGAAGCCTAGCTATAATAGGGAAGGATGCAAATCTTATTCCTTTGCAACTTTTAGAAAGCTGCATGAAAACATAGAATACTTTCTTTATTTAACAGATGAACAATGGAAAGTAGAATATGAAAATGCCACAGGTAAAAAAGTAAAAGACGAACCTAAAAAAGAAGGGGCTTAAAATCCCTTTCTTTTTATACTATTAAAATGACATTGATTGAACTAAATAATAAAATCCAGGCATTTGATTTGGATAGCGAATTAGATAAAATAATATCTAAAAACGAAGATGTCTTAGTCGATGCGAACACGGATATGTTGTTTAGTGGAATTGATGCAAATAACAAAAGCTTAGGCGAATATGCGCCTAGCACAATTGAATATAAAAAAGCAAAAGGACATCCGTATGATAGAATTACCCTAAAAGATGAAGGGGATTATTATACAGGTAAAAAATTAGTCAAGGGAAATGGGTATACAATTATTTCTTCAGACTATAAAAACGCAAAATTAGTAGAACAATTTGGTATTGATATTAATTCAGTAGATAAATCAAGAATGGCGACTATAACAGATGAGATATTAACCCCTGAATTAACAGAAGCATATCAGAAAGCAATAGGATGATTAAAGAAAAAAACATATTAGTTAATAATGACTATAAGTTTTATAGATCAATCCATTCATTGCCTTTTTGGAATTATGAACGCATTGTATCAACTAATGATCATCGTTATTTATTAGTAACAGATTATTATGACATACTTCCAGAAATAAAAGTTGATGAAACTATCTGGATGGAAATATCATTGCAATCTTTTGAGTTAGGGAATAAATTAAAATCAAAAATATATATAGCCGAACTATCTAATATCATCAAGTTAAGAAAAGAATACAATCAAATAGTAGATTCAAATTTTATCCTTTGTCATCAAGCATATGATGATAGAGATAAGGAAATTATATCTATTGCACAAAACCATATAAATTTATTTGCGCCTGGATTTAAATTTAATGACTCAAACGATTTAGAATATTATAATTCAATTATAGAGGCTGATAGGATGGCCAAACAATTAGCAATGAAAATTGAATTAAAGACACTTGAGTTTGAAAGTAAATACAATAAAAACAAAGAAAAATCAATTGATTTATATAAAGTTTTTTCAGCATTGCAAAGACATTTTAAATTACAATTAAATCCACGTACATACACAACGTATCAATTTTTAACTGATTCACAAACAATGGCTTTAGAATTAAAAAAGAATGTCAGACGGTAAAATAAATATTGAAGGATTAAAAGAGCTTAACGATCTTATTTTAGAGGTTAAGAAAAATATGTCTGGGCTTATTGGGACATTATCTGATACCGTTAAAGCAAACGATAAATCAATCGAATCAGACAATAAAAAAGCAACTACTTTAAAAGAGGTGAATACTTTATTAACTGAAACAACTGTTAATGAAACCAATAATAATAAAATAAAAAAAGAAGCGATAAAGAAAACAGATGAATTGATTGTAGCCGAACAAAGAGCAGCTAAAATAAAAAAAGATCATATTGCTATAATGCAAGCTGAGGCTATATTAAATGATAAAAATTCTGGACTTATCGAAAGGCAAAAAGCGGAACTAACAAAATTAAGAATAGAAAAAGAAAAATTAGTCGAGACAGATAAGAACTATGATTCAGAAGTTAAGAGAATTATAACAAGGCAAAATGAACTAGCAGAAGAACTTAAAAAAACTAATTACGAAACCCAAAAAACATATTGGGCTATGGGAAATACTGAACCTGTAGTTGAGGCGGTAAAAAGTTTAGAATTAGAATTAAGAGAAAATATTACAGCTCTCGCAAAAATGAAAGCTGCCGGTCAAGATATGACACCTGAATATAAAAAACTAATTGCAACAACAGGAGAATTACAGGATACTATTGCTGACACACGTGCGGAAATTAAAATGTATGCGAGTGACACTAAAGGTCTCGACATGGCCGTTGGAGTATTCCAAGGGATAGGAAGTGCAGCACAAGTAGCTGAAGGATCAATGGCCTTATTAGGAATGGAGGGTGAAGATGTCAACAAATCCATTCAAAAGATGGTAGCTATTCAGTCTGTTCTAAATGGAGTACAAGAGATAGGCAATGCTTTACAAAAAGAGTCATCATTTATGATGGGGGTTAATGCTGTAAAAAATAAAACTGCCGCCATAGCTCAATCAATATATACCGCTGCTGTAGGGACATCTACCGGAGCGCTAAAAGTCTTTAAGATAGCATTATTAAGCACAGGAATAGGTGCTATAATTGTTGGGATAGGATTATTAATAGAAAAATTTGATAAATTAAAATCAGCAATCGGATTTACAAATAAAAATTTAGAAAGTTTTAATAAAGAAACCGCTAAGTATGATCTTATTTCAAGCATAAAAAATAAAAAAATACAAGATGAAATAGATTTGATGAAAGCTAAAGGAGCAACTGATCTTGAGACGTCTAATAAAGTAAAACAAATAATGCAAAATGAAATACAGGCAACAAAAGATAAAATTGCATTGAATGAAAAACTTGTTGCTGAATCAGATGGCAAAGAGAAATTAAGGCTTTCAAATTTGACAAATGGTTTAAAAAATGAATTAAAAGAACAGGAAAGGCAGATGCTTTTATTTGATGCTAAAACCCAGACGGCTAAAAGTGAAAAAGCTATTAAAGATGCCGATGAAGCAACTAAACTATATGAAAAACAAAAGAAGGAAAGAGAAGATAGGATAAAAGAACAAGAAGAATTACAGGAAGAATTTGAAGCAAAAGCAAAAGAGCAATACGATAAAGCTCAAACAGAGGCTTATGAGGAAAAACTAAACGCTTTAAATGAACAATATGCACAAGAGTTAACGGCTGCTGGAAGTAATCAAAAAGCTAGAGAGGATGCAGATAAGGCACATCAGGAACGATTATTGCAAAATGATATATTCTATGCAATGCTTACGCTTACGACAGCGCAAAAGGGTAGCGCTGATTACTTAGCTGCTCAAAGATTTCTTTCTGAAACATCTATAGCAATCGCAAAGCAAACAAGTGATGAAAAAATAAATATTGAACTAGCCGAACAGAAAAAGCGTGATGAAGCTCAAACAGAGGCTTATGAGGAAGAACTAAACGCTTTAAATGAACAATATGCACAAGAGTTAACGGCTGCTGGAAGTAATCAAAAAGCTAGAGAGGATGCAGATAAGGCACATCAGGAACGATTATTGCAAAATGATATATTCTATGCAATGCTTACGCTTACGACAGCGCAAAAGGGTAGCGCTGATTACTTAGCTGCTCAAAGATTTCTTTCTGAAACATCTATAGCAATCGCAAAGCAAACAAGTGATGAAAAAATAAATATTGAACTAGCCGAACAGAAAAAGCGTGATGAAATAGCAAAAAGGACAAAGGATATGTTATTATCTTTTGGTGAATCAGCGGGTGAGATATTTGCTAATATGCAAATGAAGCAAAAAGATTCAGCAAAGCAAGCCTTAAAGGAAATGATCAAAATGGCCATTAATCATTTAAAAGCAATTGCTTATACTCAACTAGGAATAGCAGAAGTAATGTCTTTAGCAACAGCGGATAGTATTGCTACATTTGGTGTTTCAGGACTTGCAAGAGCAGCAGTATTAGCAGCCTTAATAACAGGCGCGGCAACAGCAGCAGAGTTTGGGGCTAATTCGTTGATAGATAAATTTGCTAAAGGAACAAAAGATGCACCAGGGGGATTAGCTTTTGTCGGTGAACAAGGCCGTGAGTTAATTACTTTACCTGATGGGAGTAAATTTTTATCCCCTAGTACGGCGACATTAGTTGATTTACCAAAGCACTCAGAAGTACTTCCCGCAAATATGTTACATAAAGAATTAATGGAAAGCATACAAGGATTAAGTAATTCTGATAGTAATATTATGGCTAATTCAATGATTTCACAATTAGAAACAAAAAAAATAGTAGATGCAATAAATAATAAGAAATCGGTTATTGTTAACGTGGATAAAAAAGGCGTTCATGTATTAGCTAAAGAAGGGCAGGCATGGACTAATTATGCAAATCAAAGATATATAGGACGTGTATAGAATAAGATTATCACATATTACATTAGGAGAGATCGAACTCAGTTATATGCCACAAGGCCTTAGTGAGCTTGAATATATTTGGCAGCGTCATGATACATTTTATGGACATGTAAGACAGTTTTCTCAGCCTATACAATTTGTAGAAGATGGTAAAGTTTTTATTGATGCAGTAATTGAGATAGGGATAAATGAAATAATTAATTGTTATCTTGACTTATGGGATTCAACAGACAATGTATGGCGAAATATACTAGACGGCGTATTAAATATTCCTAAAGTTAAGCAAGGTCAAATACTTGAAGATGCTTACGCAACAGAAGTTAATTTTGAGAACGGACAATTTGAACAATTACTAACTGGTCGTGCTGATGTTGAGGTTGATTATTATAAAACCAAAACACTTAATGGATTAGAATTATCATTAACTCCTTTTAATAGCCAGTCTTTAACGCTTCGAGGTATTGCTGCCGATACAACATGTATCGGCATATATCCTTTTGAATTAGTCGAAAAGATTATTTCAATAATTACAAATACAGAACAAAAATTAAGTGCAAGTGTATTAGATCGAATTGCTAGAGGCGCTTCTTCGGACGGTAAGTTAGCTTATACTTTAGTAACAAAAGGGAAGCTAATACGTGGATACGATGAATCAGATGTTGAATTAAATATATCTCTTACTACTGCATTTAAAGCATTAGATGTAATCGGATGTTTGGGGCTATATACTCAAACAGATGAATTGGGTAATAAAAAAGTATATATTGAAAATAAAAAATACTTTTTTAATGATGCTATTGTAATGACATTAACAGATATAAAAGGATTAAGCAGAACAATAAATGACAAGCTTGTTTTTAGTGAAATTGAGGCCGGATATAGCTATCAAAATAAAACAGAAGACACAAACGCAGCAGCAGAATATAATACATCGGCAAACTATTGCACAATAATAGCATCAATAGTTAACAAATTATCTCTTATTTCAAAAATATGTGCTGATGGTAGTAGGATAGAATTTTTAAGAACTCAACCAAAAGTAGCAAATGGAAAAATAGAAGGTGATGACGAACTGTTTTTTATTGAATCGTTTGTTGATACCGATGATTTAGTCAAGAGTAAGGATGAAAATAATTATTTAACAGTAACTGGCAATGGCGGTTCTTTAAATTTTAATTTAGGAATAACTCCGGCACGTATAATTCATGCCTGGGGTAGTATTATTTCGTGCGGACTACAGCAATATAAGGAGAGTAATCTATATTTCTCAACATCAAAAAGTAAATTATCAAATATTATTACACAAAAATCAGATGATTTTTTCCCAATTGCAGACAATGTAGATATTCCTATTAGTGATTTAGATACTCCATTTGTAGGGTTATGGAAATATAATTTTGATGCTGCAGTAACAATTGATGACATTATAGCTTTTAAAGATAATCCCCATGGGATGGTAAGATTTTGGGATTATATTTCAGAATCCTGGAAGTATGGATATGCCTATTTAACATCATTCAACCCGATCAAACTTATTGCAACATTTGAATTATGGGAGCGCGAGGATGTTGAAAATATTGAAGAAACATTAATGAATTGTTGGTTATGTGAAGATGGTGGAGCGTGGTTACAAGAAGATAGTAATTTAATTATATTGGAGGCAGCATAAAATGGCAGGAACACCAAAAAAAGCATCAGATTTTATCCCATCAACATCAATAAACGATAATGCAATAATTCCATTTGCTTATAATGGAAAGAACTATTATATAACAGGAGCTAATTTAAAAATTGCTGTTGCAGGAAATTTATTTACTAATGGAAATTTAACTATACAGGATGGGGATAGTGATACGATTCAAATATCATTAGGCTCATTAGGCAGAGGGTCATGGTCATTACAATATT